GCCAAATGGATATCAACAGGTGATAAACCTGTAGTATCAGCTATCTTTTGGATAGCTCCACTGGGTTGATGAAACCCAGCAACAGCCTGACTGGCTTGGAATAGTATAACAGCTATACCTGGACGGTCTCGACTGATACGTTCAATCCATTCTCTTGATAACACAAGAGCTTTAGATGAACGTATAGCTTTAGGTTTCTCCTCAAAGACTCAAGAAAGACGAGTCATTTCCGAAAACGCAAGTTTTAACTTGGTTACGAAATCCTCAGGTTCTTCAAAATGAGCAGCAGACTGCATTAGTCTGTTACTCAAATTATCAAGAAGATACTGAGAACTTGGGAAATGAGCTAAGAACTCGTTATCAATAGAATAAAATCTACGATAACGACGATACATAGTCTCATCGTCTTGAAGAGCCTTAAGTCAACCCTTGGTTAGCTTAGAATCAATTAATTCAGAAAGAACTGAATTAACTCATTCTCGGCTTCTTGTATCAAGCGAATCTGCAGCCGATCCCATTAGGGATGGTGACAGATCCTGCACAAGATTAAGACCAAACCAGCTAACTAAGTCTCAATAACTACTTTTCAACTTACGGTTTCATTTTGAACCCTTAAGTGGAGTATGGTTAAAGAGCTTAGTTAACTGTTCTTGGAACACTGCAATGTCAAAGCCGTCAAAGATATTGTAATTTAATACCATATCTTTGAAGGTGCTTGGAGAACGAATAAACTCAAGTAAAGACTTAGGTCCAATAGGACTAAAGTCTTCACCGTTGATTATAAGTTTCTTTGCAAACTCACAAACTCCACTTGAAGAAACTAAAGATTTTGATAAATTAATATCAACACCTAATAGTTTCATAACCATCAAGTAGGAATCTGCTACAGCTTTATTTGCGATAACAATATCATCACCTAGCACAGCGTAGTCCTCAAATCAGTCTTTATGACCGATTCTAAGAGCTGCCACTTGTACCAAACAATGATGAGTTAAAGCTAACATTGCCCAACTGGAAAGAGCACCCATAGGTTGTCCAACTGCATAACGGTAAGAACCGTTATATGGTAGGAAATCGGGATCATCACTTTGAAGATGATAATCACGATCAACAAGTAAGTCAGCTCATAACTGAGCTGTCTCTTGACTTCCATATAGGAAAGCAAGAACTTGAACTTGAACATCTATGGGGAGTCTGTCCGTTGCTGCACTTAAATCAAAGGAAAATAAATCTTTATGGCCTTTATCAAATAAAATCTTAATAGGTTTTAATTGATTAAAGGTTCCATCACTAGGAATATTTGATAAAATATCAAATAACGCCTTGTGGAGAGGATTTAATAAACTTTGAGTTCAAGCGTCAACAATGGCAAAGACTCTAACTTTTCCAGCCGGTTCCAATTTTAGACTTAGCTTACCAAGTTTCAGTAGGCCCGGATTAGAAGAATCACATTTTCATTCATTCAATCATTTCTCTTTGAGAGAATAAGTGGAAATATGATTAATTTCATCTTTTAATTTATGTCATAGATCTATGCAGCCCGTTGCTTTAGAAAAAGCTTCGAATACTGCCAGAGAGGTTGGGTGTACCGATAATGCTAAAGCATCTACCGGATACCCCAACATCTGAGATCTACAATTAGGACCTGCTGTGGTTAGAGTTAGTAGTGACTGACCCGACACGTACGGGCTTTTGCCCATATTAAAGTATGTATTGGCCTTCAAACCAATAAATTTCTTTAACCGTGGAAATATAAAATTAAGTTCAGGTAAAGTGGTTACTAAACCAGAACTAGGACTTGTTATAGTCTCTAATTTTATTTTGGGTGCAGCAGACATAACTCTAAATACCGACAAGATCGTCAAAGTTACCTTAACCACTATTCTGGACTTCTTCTCTATCTCTAGACGAAGAACTCCAGGTATTATTAATGGTAACCCACGACGGGTAGCTACACGAGGCTCGCAAAGCGAACCTGGTAACTCTCCACCAAGTGTCTTTTGACAAAGTCTAAGACACTCTTTCAAATACATAACCGTGAAAGTCGTACCGTTGATACGATACAACTTCATGATTCTGTTTGCCAGTTCAATATAACTGGGGTAGAGAGAGCTGTTATGTTCTCCCAACAGTCAGACTGCAAATTTTGTAAATTTATTAAATAAATTTATAGAAAATGCATTCATGATTTAGTTGTGAAGAAAGTCCCTTGCTCCTGACCGGAGCATAGGATCCGAACTTATGGTTTACACCATAAGCCACAAATAACCATGCAGTACAGTGTGAGAGCAAACTGACCGTTTGATCACCGATATACTGGCTATGTCCCTATATAATTAGTTATTCTAATTAATTATATAGTTATGAGTAATTGGTATCTCTACCGAAAGCATCAGGACTTTGGCACTAGCAGTGGCGACACAAGTCGCAAATTTGGAT